GTCTAGAATAGTACCGGATGGTGTATTTTTAGATATGGATGGTTTAGCTGAAGTTGATTTAGGTAATGGAACCAATTACAATCCAGCGGAAGCTTTGAATATGTATTTCCAAACAGGTTCTATTGTCGGTAGATCACTTACTCAAGATGGTGAATTAAATAGAGGTAAAGTTCCAGTACAAGAATTGTCAACATCATCGGGCCAAGCTAAAATACAAAGTTTAATTGGTACATACCAATATTACCTACAAATGATACGGGACGTTACTGGTTTAAATGAAGCTAGAGATGGTAGTGCACCTGTTAAAGACTCGCTTGTAGGACTGCAGAAGATGGCCGCTAACGCGTCTAATATTGCAACTAAGCATCTACTAGATTCTTTGTTATATATAACCATTAGAACTTGCGAAAACATTAGCTTAAAAGTTGCCGACGTTTTACAAAATCCTTTAAATGAAAACGCATTAACTAATGCTATAAGTACTTTTAACACCAAAACATTAGAGGAGCTAATAAACTTACAAATACATGATTTTGGTATATACTTAGAGTTAGAACCTGAGGATGAAGAAAAAGCTGTTTTAGAGCAGAATATACAAATGGCTTTACAAACAGGAGCGATTGCACTGTCCGATGCTATTGACATTAGGCAAATAAAAAACTTAAAGTTAGCAAATCAATTTTTAAAACTTAGACAAAACCAAAAAATAAAAAGAGAGCAAGAGCAGCAGCAAGCTAATATACAGGCTCAAGCACAAGCAAACGCTGAGGCTGCAGAAAAAGCGGCAATGGCTGAAGTACAAAAACAACAAGCACTGACGCAGGAAAAAGTTAGTATAGAGCAGGCTAAGTCGCAGTTTGAAATACAAAGAATGCAAACAGAAGCTCAGATAAAAAGAGAGCTAATGGCTGAAGAGTTTCAATACAATATACGACTAGCTCAGGCTCAGATGGGTGCAGCAAAAGCAAAAGAGCAAGAAATTGAAGACAGAAAAGATCAAAGAATAAAATTGCAAGGAACACAGCAATCTGAATTAATTAACCAAAGACAAACAGAAGGATTACCTAAGAATTTTGAATCATCTGGTAATGATGTTTTAGGTGGATTTGGTTTAGAAGAATATGGTCCTAGCTAAAATTACAAACAATTATTTAATTATATTATATTATGTCAGAAGTAAAACAAGAAGGAGATTTTAAAATTAAATCTCAAAAAACAAGTCCTAAAAAGTTAGGCAATCAATCTAACGAAATAACTAAAGTTAATTTAAAAGAACCACTAGTGGACTTGCCGGACGCTGTTACAAAAGTAGTGATCCCAAAAGAAGAATTAAATCAAGATCCAGATGCCATTCAAACACAAAAGACAGATGATAGCAATGCTGTTGTCAAAGAACCAAAAAACAGTGCAGACAGCAAAACAGTGGCTGAAGAAATACGGAAGCCCGAAGAAGAAATAAATTCACCTATACAATTAATTGAAGTAGATGATGATGCGCTGCCGAATGATCAATTGCAAAAAGCTACTGAAGAGTTTAAGCAAGTGACTGAACAAAGAGTACTACCTGAAAATATTGAAAAACTTGTTGCTTTTATGGAAGAAACAGGTGGGACAATAGAGGACTATACAAGATTAAATGCGGATTACTCGAGCATCGATGATACAACCCTATTAAAAGAATACTATAAAAAAACAAAACCTTATTTAGAGTCAGAAGATATTAGTCTATTATTAGAAGACTACGATTATGATGAAGACTTAGATGAGGAAAGAGATATACGCAAAAAGAAAATTGCGTTCAAAGAAGAAGTTGGAAAGGCTAAAAGCTTTTTAGAAGAAACCAAGAGTAAATATTACGACGAAATCAAGTTGAGACCCGGCGTAACTCAGGAACAACAGAAAGCTGTAGATTTTTTCAACCGATACAACGAAGACGCTAAAATAGCGGAACAACAGCATGCGGATTTTACATCCCAAACTAATAAATATTTTACTGAAAATTTCAAAGGTTTTGATTTTAATGTCAGTAATAAAAAATTTAGGTACGGAGTTCAAGATCCTGCTAAGATAGCTTCAGAGCAATCAAGCATTAACAACTTTATAGGTAAGTACCTAGATAAAAAAGGTAATGTATCTGATCCTCAAGGCTATCACAAAGCTATTTTTATGGCTACTAATGCAGACAAAATTATTAATCATTTTTATGAACAAGGAAAATCTGACGCCACCAAAGATATTATTGGTAAATCAAAAAATCCTAGCTCTCAACCAAGACCATCTAATGGTTTTATTAATGGTTTAAAAGTTAAATCTGTAACTAGTGGTTCTGATTCTTCAAAATTAAAAATTAAAAAATTTAACTAAAAAACAATTATTATGAGTTTAACTCCACAATTTGGGTCATTAGTCCCATCTCAAACACAACAATTGCTATCCACAAACTATTTGCAATTTAATGCAGCTGGTGGTGGTGGTACTTTCGCGCAACAATACTTGCCGGAAATTTATGAACAAGAAGTAGAGCGTTATGGAAACAGAACGTTATCTGGATTCTTAAGAATGGTTGGCGCTGAAATGCCAATGACTTCTGATCAAGTAATTTGGTCTGAACAAAACAGATTACATATATCTTACCAAGGTATAGGTATCGCAGCTAACGTTGGTACTACTAACGTAATTACTGTTGCAGCTAATGTAAACAACGTTGTATCTATCAACGATACTGTTGTACTTTTAAATCCTGTATCAGGAGCTGAAGTTAAAGCTATCGTAACAGCTACTGTACCTGGAGCTGGTGGAAACTTTACGGTTGCGCCTTTTAATGGAGCTGGATTAGTTACTCAGTTTGTAGCGGGAGTTACAGCAGTTGGAGCAATACCTGGATTAAAAGTATTTGTATATGGATCTGCTTACACAAAAGGAACTAGTTTAGGTACTGGATCTGGGAACTCTGCAGCACGTATCAGTGTTGACCCTCAGTTAACTCAGTATTCTAACTCTCCAATCATCATTAGAAGCCAATACCAAGTATCAGGTTCTGATATGGCTCAAATCGGATGGGTAGAAGTTGCTACTGAAGACGGAACATCTGGATATTTATGGTACTTAAAAGCTGAATCTGAAACTAGATTACGTTTTGAGGACTACTTAGAAATGTCTATGGTAGAAGGTGAGTACAATCAAATCGCTGCAGGAGTAAATGCTTCTACAGGATTACCTGGAACTCAAGGTTTATTCTCAGCTATTCAAACTCGTGGTAACGTAGAAGTAGGATTTACTGCTGCTGCTGGACTTGACGAATTTGATGCTATCTTAAAGAACTTAGATACTCAAGGAGCTATTGAAGAGAACATGTTATTCTTACAAAGACAAACGTCTTTAGATTTTGATGATATGTTAGCTGCAATCTCTGGAGGTGCTCAAGGTGGTACTGCTTATGGATTATTCGAAAACTCTGAAGAGATGGCATTGAACTTAGGTTTCTCTGGTTTCAGAAGAGGTTCTTATGACTTCTACAAGACTGACTGGAAATACTTAAACGATGCTTCTACTCGTGGAGGTGTTGATGGTATTAGCTCTATTGAAGGTGTATTAGTACCTGCTGGAACTTCTACAGTATATGATCAGATTTTAGGAACTAACATCAGAAGACCTTTCTTACACGTAAGATATAGAGCTTCTCAATCTGATGATAGAAGAATGAAGTCTTGGTTAACTGGTTCAGCTGGAGGCGCTGCAACATCTGATTTAGATGCTATGCAAGTTAACTTCTTGTCTGAAAGATGTTTAGTAACTCAAGCTGCTAATAACTTTGTATTATTCAAAGGAATCTAAGGATTCAAAATTAATGTAATATTACCCTCGTGATAACTACGGGGGTAATTATTACTTTTATACGACGATAGCCTACTACTATTAATATATACTAGCTATTGTCACACTTACAAACTATTTAATTATATTATATTATGGCTGCAAAAAAAGCACCAGCAAAGAAAGTTGAGGTTGCTCCTCAGCAAAAGGAAGTGGCTAAAGCCGCTCCAAAAGTAGAACCAACAAAACCAAGTTGGGAAATAAAAGATAGAGTATACTATTTAAAAGGTGATAAATCCCCTTTAACTTTAACAATACCAGGTAGACATACTAGAAAGCACGCGTTGCTTTACTTTGATATTATTTCTGGCAAACAAAGAGAGATAAGATATGCTACGAACCAGGAATCTCCGCTGGTAGATGAGCAAAAAGGAGAATGCACTATGGGGCATATAAGGTTTTTAGATGGTACATTAACTGTGCCTAAAGAAAAACAAAATTTACAAAAATTACTATCGTTATACCATCCTTTAAAAAGTAGAGTCTACGAAGAATTTAGCGCTGTAGAAGTTGCTGAAGATGAGTTAGATGTATTAGATCTGCAGATAGACGCTTTGAATGCGGCTAGAGAAATGGATATTGATCAAGCTGAAGCTATTTTGAGAGTTGAGCTTGGTTCTAAGGTAGGTAATATGAGCTCTAAAGAGTTAAAAAGAGATTTGCTTTTGTTTGCTAAAAACAATCCAGGCTTATTTATGGAATTAGCAAATGACGAAAATGTTCAACTTAGAAATGTAGCTATAAGAGCTTCGGAGCTTGGAATAATAATTTTATCTCAAGATCAAAGAACGTTTTCTTGGGGTTCCAACGGAAGGAAACTAATGACAGTTCCTTTTGATGAAAATCCTTACTCTGCAATGGCATCTTACTTTAAGACCGATGAAGGTGTAGAAGTTTTTAGATCTGTAGAGAAAAACTTAAATTAACATGTAATCATTAATATACCGGCTGCTCTAAGTGGTCGGTTATATTATAAAAAAAACAAAATAATGGCTATAAACGTAGATTTAGTTTATAAAACTGTCTTATTAATACTCAATCAACAACAAAGAGGCTACATAACGCCTGATGAGTTTAATAAAGTAGGTAATCAAGTACAATTAGGAATCTTTGAAAAGTACATGAGTGACCTGAATCAACAACTTCGTATTCCAGAAAACGATAGCGAATATGCCAATAGAGTTAAAAATATTGATGAAAAAATAGATATTTTTAAAAGAATAGGACCTGCTACATACAGTGCTCCTTATTTTAACTTACCATCAACCTCAACCTCTGCAACATCTACACAGACGTTTACGGTGCCAGCATTGCCAAATCCGGCTACAAACAAAATATACAATGTAACTAACTGGTCTTCTTCTCAATCACAGGGAGCTATAATTAAGGTTTTTAAAAATGGAGTATTACAAACATCTCCAGCTCAGTATTCATTTAATACAACATCAAACAATATAGTTTTTGTTGCGGCGCCAGCTATAAATGAAGTTATAATTGCAGAATTATATCCATCTGATTTTTACAGGCTAGGTACTGTTATATATAATGATATAGTAGAAGCTCAAATGATAGATAGGAATGAATGGTACAAAATTAAAAAAGCACCTTTAATAGCACCTACATCATCTCAGCCTGTGTTCTTATATGAAAACAATAAAATAGAATTATTCCCTACATCTATTACTTCAAGTGTGCAAGTTTCTTATATAAAGAAACCTAACCAAGTGCAATGGGGATATTCAGTTGGATCTTTAGGTCAGTTCTTATATGATCCATCATCTTCCACAAACTTTGAGTTGCATGTCTCAGAACAGGTAGATTTAATAAGCGGTATACTTTTATATTCAGGAGTCATAATACAAGACCCTACTATAATACAAGTAGCATCTCAGCAAATTCAACAAGAAGACATTAACGAAAAATCATAATAAACCATGGGTTTAATCACTGAAAATAATCAACAGTATTATGCAGGCTCTCAGCAATTTATATCCGCTGCTGGTCCAAATCAAAAATTTACAACAACTTTTGATACTAACTTAGTTTTTGGTAGTTACGATCCTCTGCAAGTTAACTATACTTTAAACAATTTTAAATTATATACAGCCCCAGCTGGATCATTAACCTACACAGAGTATATACTTTCTTACACTGTAACAGGTAACGAGATTGAGATAGATGCATCGTTAGCCTTAAATACCAATGTTGTTGTTCAATTAAAATCTTTAAGTGGAGGTAATTACGGTAATAAGGATGCTTTTGGCCAAGCTGTAGAAAATAATTATGATAGCTATTCTTATATTAAGCTTGATGAAGTAATAAACAATTTCCAAGTAGCTTACGTAGGAACAGGTAAATTAATACCAAGTTGTAAAAGAACAGATATAATATTCCACGCTAAAAGAGGACTGCAAGAATTTAGCTATGATACTTTAAAAAGTATTAAATCTCAAGAATTAACTATACCTCCAGGTCTTAGTGTAGTTATACCTCAAGACTACGTAAATTATGTCAAAGTTTCTTGGATAGATCAATTAGGTATTAAAAGACCTATATACCCAGCAAACAATTTAACTATAAACCCATACAGCACGCCTACGCAAGATGATCTTGGTGTACCAGTGCAAGATAACTTTGGCAACAATATACAGGGTACATCGATAACAGAGGATAGATGGGCTAGTGATCCGGTAATCAACGAAGATCTTTTTGGTTACAATAGAGACGAACTTTTAGGTAGGGGATACGGTTATGGTCAAATGTACGGCATTGACCCACAATATTCTCAAGCAAATGGATGGTTTACAATAAACGACAGAGAAGGAAAGTTTTCTTTTTCAAGTAATCTAGCGAATAAATTAATAGTCTTAGAGTATGTATCTGACGGTTTAGCTTATGATATGGATACTAGAATACCAAAGATGGCAGAAGAGGCTCTGTATGCTCATATAAGCCACGCTGTGATAGCTTCTAGAATAAACCAACCTGAATATATAGTTAGAAGATTAAAACAAGACAGGAGCGCTAAATTAAGAAATGCTAAAATAAGATTATCTAACATTAAGCTTGATGAAATAGTCCAAGTAATGAGAGGTAAATCTAAATGGATTAAACATTAGAATTAAATGGCTGAAATAAAAAACACTTTTCTTAAGGGAAAAATGAATCAAGATCTTGACTCTCGTATTGTACCTAACGGTGAATATAGGGAAGCTAGAAATTTATCTATAAGCAGATCAGAAGGGTCTACTGTAGGAGAATTTGAAAATATTTTAGGTAATACAGCTATATCTAGTTTAACAGCTATTGGAGCGCCTGCAACAACAGAGATCATTGGTAAATTTATTGATGAAAACTCAAGTATGGCATATTTTATGGCTACTGATTGGAATCCAGGTGATGAATCTAGAGCTCCAGGTACGGCAAAGTGTTACATAGTAAGCGTTGACTTGTCTTCAACAAACCCTCCTTTAATATTGGTTCAAGGTAATTTCTTAAATTTTAATCAAGGTTATATAATAACAGGTATAAATTTAATTGAAAACCAACTGTTTTGGACAGACAATTTAAACCAGCCAAGAAAAATAAACGTTTCTCTTGCGACTAGTAATTCATCTCATTATACAACAGAAGATCAAATATCTGTAGCTAAATATGCTCCATTTGAGCCAATATTAGCTATGGAAAGAGTGCAAACAACTTTAAATGGAGACGTTACAGCTTCCGCTACTATAGTTGTAGCAGATTCTACTGGTATAAAAGTTGGCGATATTGTTACTGATAAAGTAAAAATCGGAGCGCAACAAATATTAGAATTAGTTACAGTTATAGGTATGCCTACAGCAACTGCCCCTGTTTTACCAAATACATTAACATTATCTATTCCTGTCACTATAATAGATACTACCCCTTTGGATTTTAGTAGACCTTCTATGACTAATAAGAACAGGTTATTTATGTCTAATCATTCTTCTGGAGCCGTCACTATAGCAGGTGGAGGAACGCCTAATCCAATAACAGCTATATACACTATAAGCGGAAATGGAGCTGATGTTGATTTTTTATACAGCGGTAATAACGGAATACCTAAGGTAGGTGATTTAGTTACTGGACCAGGAATATCTGCGGATACTAGAGTTTCTTTTGTTGAAGTTTTAGACAATGACGCGGTTGCACCTGCTCAATCTATATCCATAAAGCTAAATAAAGAAACTACAACTGCTGATTCAGATGTTATATCAATAAGTGACAATCCTGATTACGATGCTAACTGGAAAGGTGATGATAATTTTTTAGAGGATAAGTTTGTAAGATTTAGTTATAGATTTAAGTTTGAAGACAACGAATATTCTTTAATGGCTCCATTTAGCCAACCTATGTTTATACCAAAACAATATAGTCAATTTGGTGGAGGCTTGTTATCTCCTACAGAAGATATGGATGATGCTTATAAATCTACTATAGTCGCTTGGTTTGAAAATAACATAAACAATATACTGCTAAGAATTCCGGTAATGGAAAGTACAGCAGCGAGCTTAATTAGTAGCTTTAAAATAACAGACATTGATATATTATATAAAGAGTCTGATGCTTTAGCGGTAAAAGTACTTGAAACAGTGCAATTGTCTAATCCATCACCTACTTTTTCCTCAATAGCATTTCACGATGCTATCCACGGTATAAATACCAAATACTTTTTAGACTACGATTATAGCTCTACGAAACCATATAAAACACTACCTAGTAATCAAGTAACTAGAGTATCGGATAGGGTACCTGTAAGAGCGCTCGCTCAAGAGGTTATAGGTAACAGAATAGTTTATGGAAATTACTTAGACAGACATACAGGGCCTAACTCAATAGCTTTTAGCGCAAATGCTAGTAACAAATCTATAAAATTTGATAATTATACTCAATTCCCAAAACATCAATTAAAACAAAACAGAACATATCAAGTAGGCTTTGTACTTTCAGACAGGTATGGTAGACAATCAGATGTAATTTTGTCATCTTACGATAATGTCCCAG